GCGGAGGTTTAATGCAACTCGTAGCTTACGGTGCTCAAGATGTTTATCTTACTGGGCAACCACAAATTACTTACTTCAAAGTAGTCTACAGAAGACACACCAACTTCTCTGTAGAACCAATCCAACAAACTTTCCAAGGTAATGCTGAATTCGGCAGAACCATTACTTGCAACATCAACAGAAACGGTGACTTAATCACCAACATGTACCTTGTTGCTAAAATCAAACAAGATGCAAGAGCTAACTGGGGTTACGTAAACAAACTCGGTTATGCTATGATTGAATCTGTCAAAATCGAAGTTGGTGGATCCAAAATCGATGAACAATACGGTGACTGGCTTAACGTATGGAATGAATTAACCAGAAACACTTCCCACGATCGTGCTAATGATGCTATGATCGGTAATGTAGATGCTCTTACCAGCCTTAGTGCAACTGCTGTACATGGTGAATACACCATGTACGTTCCACTTAAATTCTGGTTCAACAGAAACAATGGATTAGCTCTTCCATTAATTGCTTTACAATACCACGATGTTCGTGTAACTCTTAAATTAAGAAGCGTCGATAAATTAATCAACTACACTGGTACCAAACCATCTGTAAGTGATGTCCAAATGAAAGATGCTTACTTACTTATCGACTACGTATACCTTGATGCTGAAGAAAGAAAAAGATTCGCTCAAGCTGCTCACGAATATTTAATTGAACAAGTTCAATTCACTGGTGACGAAACTTGGAACAGCACCAAAGAAAAATACAGACTTAACTTCAACCATCCATCTAAATACATTGTATGGAGCACTCTTTCCGATAAATACACCACTTCCAATGCTTGGGTTGACTGGGCTGTTGATGGTGATTGGGAAGCTGCTAGAGAAAGATTTGCCAAAAAAAATCTGGTTAGCTACCAGAAAAACTCTTAAAGGAACTGCTAAAGCTAACTTCTCCATCTCCTTAGAAGAATCTACCATTGAAATTGGTGAAGCACTTGCTACTGAAGATAACTTAAGTCAAGATGTCTTAGATATCCTTGGTAACATTGAAGCTCAACTTCTATTCACTGGTGAAGGTACTGATGCTGATGCTCAATTAGGAAATGTTGTAGTCTTAAGAAATGATGTCACTGATGCTCAAATGGCATTATGCCTTACAGACATCACCAAAAACCTTACTCACAATGATACTGCTAACGCCAAAAAATTCCTTGAAGAACACAGTGTTACTGTAAGAGATTACTTTAACTACTCCAGCACTCCACTTTGCACTGGAAACCAAGTTAAAACCGCTAAATTACAACTTAACGGTCACGATCGTTTCACTGAAAGAGATGGTAACTACTTCAACTACGTTCAACCATACCAACACTTCAGTGTTACTCCTTGCGATGGTATTAACGTATACTCATTTGCTCTTAAACCAGAAGATCACCAACCATCTGGTACTTGCAACTTCTCCAGAATTGACAATACCACCCTTAACGTTAATTTCACCAGTGGTGGTTCAGGTGTAGTCAAAATCTACTGTGTCAACTACAATGTCTTCAGAGTAATGTCAGGAATGGGGGGCCTTTTTGCGAGCAATTGACTATTTAGTCAGTTGGATGAATCCAGGGCCGAAAAGCAACGTGCTATAACAAAGCGACCTCTTGTTATAGGAAAATCACTTGTGCCGTCGCAACAAATCCCCAGGCCAGTTGCTAGTACATTTGAAATTATTTTAGTTTCAATTGTGCAACACATCTTGTTGTTCGGGAAAACCCTTAGAGCTTTTTCTACCAAGCACAATTCCGAAAGGTTTGTGTGGCCGAGAGTAACGGACTCGGGTACGGTAATAACGAAAAAGATTGGGCAACCCGCATGCTTACTACCTACGGACGATATGCTAGTCTATGGTAGGGCGTCAGAGACTGAACGGATGTGGGTCAACTATGAAGGTATAAGCAACCTGAGTTGGCTTAAGATACAGTCCGCCCCTTAGGGAAACTTAAGGGTTAAGGCGTGCATACTCCAATTAAGAAGTTTGCTGCAAAACACTTTTTATATATAAC